GGTATTAAATTACAAAAAGTTTCTAACAAGATTCACCAATTGACAATGAGAGGTGGTGCAAACTTTATGGTTGTATCTCCAAACGTTGCTACAATTTTAGAATCAATGAATGGTTTCTCTGCTAACCCAGGTAAAGATGCTTTATCTTTCGCAGCAGGTGTTACTAACATCGGTTCTATCTCTAACAGATATGACGTTTACAAAAACCCATACATGACAGAGAACGTTATCTTAATGGGCTTCAAAGGTTCTAACTTCTTCGAAACAGGAGCAGTTTACGCACCATATGTTCCATTGATTATGACTCCATTAGTTTATGACCCAACTAACTTCACTCCAAGAAGAGGTGTTATGACTAGATACGCTAAGAAAATCGTTAGACCAGAATTCTACGGTAAGATTATCGTTGAAGGTTTGAACACTTTATAATCTTTGAGTAGATTAGATAAGTAATAAACTTACAATAAAAGAAAAAGGGAGAGTAGAAATACTTTCCCTTTTTTTATTTATATAATTCATATTTATAGTAGTAAAACTATAAACTTTTATTATGTCCTTAAACTTAAAATGGCCAGGTAGTGGGTCAGCTATATCGGGTTCAACTCCATTTGGATTATATGATAATGATATTGATTTCAAATCCGATGGCCCTAAAACCGCTGTATGGGTTGCAAAACGATTGGGATATCCAATTGTAGATGTAGAATTATTGGATGAACAAATATACTCATGCTTCGAAGAATCTACATCGGAATATTCTGCACAAGTAAATCAATTTAATCTTAGAAACAACTTAGATATTTTAAGAGGTCAACCTAAAGGTAAAATTGCAAACTATTCACAAACTCTTGTAGATGGTTCATACTTACCAACTACAGTTCGTATGTCTCAACAATATGGTACATTGGCCGGAGTGGGTGGTTCTACATCAATTAAAAAAGCATATGTTAATTTAACCTCATCCGTTTCTACTTATGATTTAATGAATCAAGCAGTTGATAGTGAGACCGGTAAAAAATTCAATGAAATATTTAGTGGGTCATCTACTATTGATGTAACTAAAGTATTTTATGAAGCAACACCTGCAATTGCTCGTTTCTTTGACCCGTATTCAGTAGGTGCACAGGGTACATTGAACTTAATGAGTGAATTAGGATTTGGACAATTTTCGCCAGCAGCACAATTTTTAATGATGCCTTTATATGAGGATGTACTAAGAATGCAACAAATTGAATTCAATGACCACATTAGAAAATCTGCACATACTTTTAATATAGTAGATAATAAGTTACAAATATTTCCAATACCAACTACTACATTAACAAAGATTTATTTTGAATATTTAAGTAGAGATGAATTTGAACATGATTCACAAACTATACAACCCGATTCTCTTTCTGATTATTCTGATATCCCATATGATTTTATTCAATATTCAAATATAAATGATGTTGGTAAACAATGGATTAGAAAATATACATTAGCACTTTCAAAAGAATTATTAGGAGCAATTAGAGAAAAATATTCATCAATACCAATACCAGATGGTGAAGTCAGTTTAGATGGTGCAGCTTTAAGAAGTGAAGCACAAGTTGAAAAAGATGAATTGGTAAAACAATTGAGAGAAAATTTGGAAGAGATGAGTAGAAAAAATGTAATGGAAAATAAAACACATGAATCTAATCACCACCAAGAAATGTTAAGAAAAGTTCCATTAAAATTATATGTAGGATAATATGCCAAAATTTTTATCTAATAGAGATGTTAGTTTCTTCAAAGGTATTGCAAGAGAAATTGTAGATACGGTTATACAAAATACTTGTGTTTTATTCAAAATTAATATGAATGAAACCAAAATAAATTTGTATGGTGAAGCTATGAATAAAACTTGGTTTCCTGGAGTTGAATTATATACATTAATTAGTAAAGATGCAAGAACTACAAATTATGAAGGATTTGGTTCAGATACTTCCCAAAATATAGAATTTCGTTTTGATAGATATATGTTAGAAGAAAAAGAAAGTTATCCTGAAATTGGAGATATTATTTATTTTGATAATTCATATTATGAAATTGATAATATAAATGAATCTCAATTTATAGGTGGAAATCCATTCCTAACCGATGATTTAGAAACTGAATTTAGTAGAAATATGAGTGTAATATGTTCTACATTTATGGTAAGAAAATCGGACTTAAATATAGAAGAAAGAATAAAATAATATGTCAACAAACCCACTAAGAGCAGACTTAAATAGAGCAAATCAAATCAAATCGGCAACCGGAGATGTAAAACAATCCGTTACCCTTTATGATATAGATTATGCTATGATAACATATTTAGAAGATACAGTTTTACCTCAATTGGAAGATAATGGTAAGATATTAAAAATGCCTGTTATATATGGTAATTCAGAAAGATGGAAAGGTGCAAGAAGAGATGGAATTTTTAGAGATAATAAAGGAAAAATACAATTACCTCTTTTGATGATTAGAAGAACTTCTATTTCAAAAGATGAAAGTATGCCAATGTTAAAACGACATGTATCATATCAAGGTGTAACAAAATATTCAAAAGATAATAGATACGATAGATTCAATCTTTTGGGAAAATCAGTAACTCCGAAATATGAAATTTATAAAATACAAATGCCCGAATATGTTGAGGTAAATTATGAATGTATGGGTTGGACAAGTTATACTGAACAATTAAATATGGTAGTAGAAAACTTAAACTATTCATCCACATATTGGGGTGATAAAGATAGATTTAAGTTTAGAACGGAAGTTTCTGATTATAACATTGTAAATGAAGTAGGTGAGGGAACCGAAAGAATCAATAGAGTTGAATTTAATTTGGTTGTAAAAGCATATTTACTTCCTGAAAAGTTTGACGGAGAAACACCTATTAAAAAATATATATCTAGCAAACGTGTTGTAGTTGCAACCGAAACAGATGTAACGGGAAATGGTAGATTAGAAGGAATGTTAACAAATCCATCACCATATTATGATAATAAAGATTTGATTGATTTTTTATCCTTAAATAATAATAAATCAAAAACAATAATTAATGGTGATATTAATACAAATTATGTTGGTAAAGTAGGAAAACAAACAATTACATTTTCAGGAATTAAATTAATAAAAACACCTCCACAATTAACATCGGTTGTTAGTGGTGGTATAACCATTGGAGATGAAACGTATGATGTTAAAGTTTATATAAATGGTGTTAGATATTATCAAACATCACATTTTACGGTTTCATTGGGACTTTATATACATTTTGATTCAACATTATTAGGGTTTAATATTTCCAATGGAGATGAGATAGTAATAACTGGTAAATTTATTGATATTGTATAATGAAAAGAAGTTTATTAGATATAACTCAAAAAATAAGTAGAAAAGTTGGACATGCAATATTGGTTCCAAAAGATTTAACAAATTCTACTCATTGGATTTATGAAGCATCAGGTTGGAAACTTGTGGATATATTGAGAGAAATAGAATATAGACCAACGCAAGACAGACTAAGAGTTTATTTTAATACACAGCTTATTGTTGCAGATGATTATATAATTGAACAAGGTATAAATGGATTGTTAATAAAATTTATAAAAGCAAGATTTGAATTTTACACTTTACATCAAACTGAAATGGATGAAATTGATTATATAGAAATAAAAGGAGATATAGAACAATATGCTTAAACAATTTAATTCAAATAATAGAAAAGTAACCAGAGCAGTTCCTAAAAATATAAAAGGAAATACTTTAGATAACGATGCTTATATTGCATATTTACAAAGTATTGCAGACGCAGAATATGCTGAACACAATACGGAGGTACAAAAAACTACTTCCAGAGTTCGTTCTAATCCAACCCCGACAAAACTTATAAATAATAAATCAACCATATCAAATTTTTATAAAGAAATATTAGAAAATAGTGCAAGATATGTTAAGAGAAGTGTTGATTCGTTTAGTAATGATGGATTTGGTACTTTGACAATATTAAATGCTCAATTAGATTATGGAACGGAAGGTGCATCTGCAGACAATTTTGAATTATTAGTATATGGATTAAATATACCTGGAGATTATAGTGTAAAAGAGGTTGGTAGTGATGTAGTCATTACATTAAATGGTGAATATATAGATTTCGATAATGTAACATTAAATGATATTTATGTTATGGGCAAGTTAAAATAAAGAAAGATATTTATAGGATATGGCAAACTTAATTAGATTAAAACAAATAGAAAGTAGTTCCTTTTTAGAAGCTGCAGGAGGTGTAGGTCAAAACTTTTCACAATCGGTAATCAATATTATTACAAGTGAAGTAGAGGGTGTATTACCAACCGGAGTAATTTCTGGTTCTACACAATTAGATGGAACTACAATTAAAAATCTTAAAATTAGTACCACAAATGCAGATAAATATTCATTAGTAATTAGTGGAGCTATGGCAGTAGTAAACGCAACCGGTTTGACTGGAAGTTTAGATGGTGATATTGATACAACTGTTCCTGGACAAATATACTTAGTATCGGGAAGTGTTCCTCCAAATGACCCATATGTAAGTGGAAGTGAACAATCAAATATAATTGACCAGGGAGAGTGGTAAACAATAAAAGTTTTATATTTATACATTGAATAACTACATTAAAGGAGAATAACCAAAATACATGGCACAAATTATTAAACATAGAAGGGGTAGTTTAGAATCCCTATCGGCAATTACTTCATCACTTCAAAAGGGTGAAATAATTATATCATCAGGTTCTTCAAACATAACTTCAACAAATGGTTCTTCGATTGTATTTGCTGTTGTTGAAAGTGGTTCGGTACAAGCTGTAAATAGAATTATAAGAGGTACAGGTATTCCAAACGTATTTAGTAGTTCTACATACAACGGAATGGTTGATGGTGTTCCTTACTATGCAAGTGGTAGTTCAACACTTTATTTATTAGGTTCTAACTCAAACGAAGCTATTAATTTAGTTGGTAATATTCAACCATACTCTGCATCAGTTTCAGCCTCATTTACCTCATTAAGTGCATCAGTTGCAGCCGGAAATATTTTTCAATTAACCGGTTCGGCATATAATACAATAAATAACTTAGAAATTACAGGGGGTGTTGCAGTAAGTGGAACAATCAATGCAGACAATATGACTGTTGGTATTCCATCTTCAAATCAATGGCAAAGTAATTTAAGTGGTTCTTATTTTAATAACTTTACTTCTGAAACAAACGTATCTGAAATATTAAGATTCGTTGCAGGATTGTTATCAGCGTCAGCACCGGATGCTTCTCCAAATACAAAAACATATAGTACATATACGGACGCAGCAACAAACACAACAACTGGAACTGCATTAACAGGTAGAATTCCACAAACATCTACGAATACAACAATTACTTATTTAGCAAGTAAAGGATTTGCAACTGCAGGTTCTACTATTTTTACTGGTATTACTCCAATTTATACACAAGATACTTACCAAGTTAGTTATACATCCACCGCAGCGGGAACTACAATCGTAAGTTCATCTGCAGATGCACAATTATTTGGATTAGGTTTAATGAGTAATGGTACACCAACAAATTTCAAAGTAAGTGGTTCATTTACTCATAGATTCAAAGATAATAGTACAAAAACCGATACGGTAATTTCATCATCTCAAGTAGTTCTAACTCAAACAGGAGCAGGTACTACGACAGGTGTTACTTTGGCAAAAATAAATACGGCAAATATTGCAGTAATTCCTCCAGCATATCAAGATGGTAAGTTTGCATCGGTATTACCTCAAAAAATATATGTAACGGGTTCAACATCGACTATTAATATATCTGGATACTACGATATAACCGCATCAATTGCAATTGCAAGTGGTTCATCTGGATACACAACACCAATAGTAGTTACGGAAGGTATATTTTACGCACCATTAACTCAAATAGCAACAAACGTTCCAGTTCAAACATCACTAACAGGTAGTACAACATTCAGTTATTTAACAGCAGTTTCTCGTTCATTAAGTGGAGCACCTTATTTAAGTGGTTCAACATATTCAATATCATCTTCAATAACAAACCTATTTAATCCATTATTCTATAACGGAACAATTGGTTCGATTGTATTGAGTGGTACAGGTATAACCGCAACATCGGGTGTAAATTCAGTTGTAACATCAGGAGGAACAATATCAACTGCAAATGGTGTTTTTGATACTACAAATACAACGGTAAGAGCAACATCGACAATTCCATTTGAAACGGATGTAGTTAGATTAAACGGATTATATACATTTGGTTCTGCAAATATAACAAATATTGGACAAACATCATTCACTCCAACAACTTGGACTGCAACGATGAACGGACAAAACTATAA